GTCTCATACACGGCCCGCAAGAGCGTTCGATATTGGGATCTCGCAGCCACCGAGCAGAAGGCCGGCAACGATCCCGATTGGAGCGTGGGAACCCTCATGCATAAGGTAGAGGGCGCTAGCGTTGATTTCGTGATCGAGGACGTGCAGCGCTTTCGTATGAAACCCGGGCCCCTCGAGGCGCGCATTCGCTCTATCGCTGAGGCAGACGGCCACAAAGTGACGCAGATTATCGAGCAAGAGCCCGGGAGCTCTGGGAAAATCGCTACAACGGCCCTCGGTCGCGTCCTCGAGGGGTATCCGGTACGATTTGACAGGCCCACGGGAAACAAATCCCAGAGGGCCGGGCCGTTTGCGTCTGCGGCATCGCAGGGAAGGGTGGGGGTCCTCCGGCGAGAATGGCTAGCGGAGTGGTTCCGCGAGCTCGAAATGTTCCCCGGCTCCTCCCACGACGACCAAGTAGATTCCGCGACGGGCGCCTACGCGCGCCTCGCGGTCAAGGGGGGCGTGTCTTGGGACGATCTCTATTCGGTTTCGCCATCGGACTCGCCCTCTCATTAACCGCCTTCACTACAAGCGCCCAGCAATCAAACCTCGTAACCGACGCCGACGGAAACGGCCGTTTTGAGGAATGGTGGCTCCAAGATTGGGACGGCGACGGCTCGGGCTGGACGAAATGCACCGGCCAGAATGTTCCCGATCCGGCGTGCAAGGTCGCAGGCGAGCGGGTCTACCGAGACGCGGCCGACGATATCAATGCCGTCGTCTACGGGACCGGCGCGATCCCGGGCAAGATGGAGCCCAACGGGGTGATTCGACTCCCCATAGGGGTGGTCGTCGTCTGGCCCTGCTATGACGCTCGATGGCCCACGGGCTACAACGATCCGACCGCTACGAATGACGATCTACACGACGACCCGAGCGATGTGGCCTATTCGCATTGTCCGCTCGATCCCTATGGCGTGGCTGCGGGTGGCATTACGCCTCGATTCGCTTCGGGGATCGTTCTCAAGGGGACCGGCGTCCGCCTCGAGGGCTCGGGGCGAGACTACAGATACAACACGACCGCCAATATGGGGGCAGGCACCGAGCGCCCGAACGGCCGTATGGAGGCGACCTATCTCGTTAACGATATGGGCTCGACGGGAACCGGCACCGATAACGAATGGTTCCATGACACGCTCGACCAGAAATACGGAAATATCAATATCGGTTTCTGGACTGGCCGAGCCACGGGGCCAAACAATACTAACGATCAGAGCGGCGCCGGAGGCTGGACGGGATGGAGCACGCTCGGTTATCCCGATCCGACATGCACCGATATCTACGACGACACAGTAGGGGGCGCGCAAACGAGCGGCGACCCCGACGGGATCTGCGATAGCGACGGCGTGACGATCGCCCAAGATATCCGAACCGAGGATATGGTCGGCTCGCTCTGCATTTGCGATACGGATACGTGCGCGGGAGATTTCCAGCAAGGTAAAGACCTAGCAACCGGGGACGGCTCGTTTCTAGACTCGCTCGAGCATGGCGATTTACTCGTAGCCAAGCTCCGGGCTACTCATAGAATGAACGGCAGCAAGACCGTAAAAGTGGGCTGGTACATGCTCCAAGACGGCGACACCGTAACCGAGCAGGGCTCGTGCCGGACGGGAGCCGTGGACGTTCCGGTGGGTGTATGGTCGCTCAATGGCGACACGATGTGCGTCGATCTCTACGATAATGCGACCGGCGAGGCGCAGGTTAGTGGCGACCCCGACGGTCTATGCGATGACGACGGGGCCACTACTCGAGGCCGCACCCACGGCGCCGCATTCGGTTTCGCTGATGGGCTCGATTTCGACGACCATCAGATCCCGATTGGCGTCGTGCATGAGGACTTCCTCAATACGAGCGTGACGATTTCCAATATGACGATCGCTCCCCAAGATTGGCCCGAGGAGCCGGGTGGGGATTGCGAGGGCTCGGCCGTTCCGTGGATCGATGCCGATGCAACGGGCGAGGACTACGACTGCGATACGGGGCACCTCACTCGGATAAATGGCTCGGGGGCCATCGTTATCGAGGACGTCGTTTACAAGAATTCTCCCAATTTCACGATTGACGGGGACTCGACTCTCATTAAGGCAGTTATCCGAGACACGGATTTCTATTACGAAACGGGAAAGGCGATCCTCGATGGGTCGTGGACGATCCGAAATATCCGCGTTGTAGGCGGGCAATTCTCGGCGCAAATTGCCTCTATGTGGGGCGGCTATAACTCGATCGTGGGGATGCTAGTTCAAAACAGCTCCGGCTCGATCGGCCTCGAGTTTAACGACGGGCAACACTATGGATTCTTCCGTGATATCCGATTCGAGAATACGGCTATCGATGTAGTGATGCTCGTAGAATGCGGGGCTCGCTTTAACACCGTCGAGCAATTAGTAGACGTGGGGCGCATCGTGGAGCCGGGCGGAACCACGCTCGAATCGTGGATCAAGCCTACGCTATCGATCGCCGGAAAGCGCAGCACTAACGACGGCTGCGCGCCGGGGTTTGAGGTCTACGGAAACACATTCGACGGGATCTATACCGACCTCGGACGCCATGCCTCGACGGGTAACTCGGTCTTGTCGATCGACCCCGGCAACACGCCCACGGCGGGCACCGATGGGGACTCGATCTACGGAAACACGTTCCGCAATATCAACGTCGAATCTTTCGAGACCGATACGACGGGTTGCATTGTGGGCGTTCGCGCAGGGGCCGCCGACAACTCGGGGCAGACGAGACCGCTCGCGCTTAATATGTTCGATGGCTTGACCTCTCCGGGCTCGTGGTACGCCTTCGGGCTCATGGGCGCTACGGGCGGCTGCGACTCTCCCATCGATGCGGCGGACGGCAAGATCACCGATCCAGACGCTTACGTGCCGAAGGCGTGCAACGTGCGGATCGGCAATACCGAAACCTATCGAGATGCAGGCCACGGCGGCGCGGCGTCTTTGCTTCGCTACGGAAATCGCCCGTGGAATTGCAGCGATGAGCTCTACGCGCCCGGGTTCTTCTACGACGCCGACACGCTCCAAGACTGCGACGATCTGCCGAACGGTACGCGCGCGATGGTTCTCGATGACGACGGCTCGTGTACCGATGTGAATGGCGTTCTAACGGGCGGCTCTAGTACGCGAACGGAATGCGTCTGCGATGCCGGTACGTGGTACGCGCTTTAGCTAGGGGGTTCGATGGGATTTCTCGATACGTTGCGCCGGCTCGCCTCGTGGGCAGATCCCGTTGACGAGCCTCGGCGATCGCTAACCGGGCCGGTCTACAAATATGGAGCGATGCGTCAGGGCATCTCAACCTCGGCCAATCAGCCCGCCCACTCTAAGCTACTCAAGGATGGATTCGAGGGGACGCAGGCTACGGCCGCTCGGGCTATCTCTAATCGGCTAGGCGATCTCGAGCTACTCGTGCAGCAACGCAAGGGCGGGTCGTGGGAAGAGGTCGAAGCTCACCCACTCAAGCCCATTCTAGATCGACCTAATCCCCTGCTCTCTTCCCGCCAGCTCCTAAAGGTAACGTCCTACTGGCTCACTCAATCGGGTGAGGCTTTCTGGCTCATCGTGACCAATGGGGCCGGCGCGACTCGAGAATTCTGGCCGATGAGCCCGAAGAATGTCGAGAAACTATCAGACGACTCGAGCCCCGTATCGGGCTTCGTGTTCCACGGAGAGCAGGGCGAGACCCAATATCGTTGGGAAGAGGTCGTGTGGATGTTCGACCCCGACCCAAACGATCCCTTCGCAGGGGTGGGCGTGGTCGGCCCGCAGGCCCGGGAATTCGATGCGGCCACGTTTGCGAGCTCTACCGTGCGCTCTCATTTCCAGCATGACGCCACGCCCAAGGTCGTGCTAAAGGCCGACACCGAAGCGGACGCTCCTAGCGCCGAGGCGCGTAAGCTATTCGGTGAGGATTGGCAGAACCGCTACAACCGACGCAACGGCGAGCACATCGGCGTACCTGCATTCCTGCCCTCGGGCTTCGATCTGCACGAGCTCTCGGGGATGAGCAATATCGAGGAGATCCGTAGCTACCTAGAATTCCAGAGGGACGGCCTACTAATGGCGAACGGCGTCCCTCGCTCGATCCTCGGGGACGTGGTTGACGCTAACCGGGCCGCAGCGGATACAAATCGCCTCGTATTCGATCGTCACACGATCGCCCCCCAAGCGGGCCTCATCGCAGACGCGCTCACCCATCAAATAGCCGTGCCGGAATTCGGCGAGGACGTGCGTATACGCTTTGAGGAATTCGTCTCGGCCGATGAGGACCTACGCCTACGCGAAGAGCAGCAAGACGTAACGCTAAAGGTGAGGTCGATCAATCACGTTCGCGAGGACCGAGGTCTAGATTCGGTCGATTGGGGTGATTCGCCGGTAGGCTCGTTTGCTGATATTCCTTATACCGGCGAGGAGCGCGAGCCGCTCCCAAATCCCTTTGAGGCTGGCGATGAGACCGAGGAAGAAGACGACGACGCCGAGAACGGCGAGGATGAGGAGAAGGACGAGGGGCGGGCCTTCGCTACCGCTCGGGTCTCGAGGCGTATCGCATCCCGTTTCACGGGCGAGGCCGAATGGTCTAGGGTGATCCAAAGGGATTCGCTCCTCGTGCCTCGTATGCTGCGCGCCGTGCGCGTGGTGTTCGCAGGGCAGCGCGGGGTAACGCTCGAGAACCTAGACGAGATCGTGCGCGATTTGCAGGGGCAGCGATCCTATCAGCGATCCGACGCGCTCGATGCGCTCTTTGAAACGACCGATTTCGAGAGGCTATGGCGGGTCCACGTCGACCCCGTGAGGCGCGACGCCATTATTCTATCGGGTGAGAATGTGCTCGGCGCGCTCGAGGTCCAGCTACCGAGGCTCTCGTTTGTCGACGCAGCGGTTAAGCGCATGGAAGAGAATGGAGCCGAGCTCGTGAAATATGCAAACGAGACGACGAAGGCCGGGCTACGGCGAACGCTGATCGAGGGCATCGCAGACGGCGACCCTCAACCCAAGATGATAAAGCGGGTTCGCAAGGTTTACTCGGCCGCCGGAAAGAATCGAGCTAGAGCAATCGCGCGTACCGAGACCCTCTCGGCCATCCAGAGCGGCCAGCTCCTCGGTTACGAAGAAAGCGACGTGGTTTCCCGCAAGCGATGGAACACGGCTCTAGATGCGGCCGTGCGGGACTCGCATCAAATCGGGGGCCAGACTCGAGGCGTGGCTGAGTCGTTCATTCTGGCCGACGGAGAGCCCGCGAAGGCACCGGGAGTGGCCGAGGATGGGGGCCGGCTCTCGGCTCGTAACGCAATCAATTGCCGGTGTTTCCTGACGCCGGTTTTGGAGGGTGACTAAATGACCTATCAGCGATCTGCCTCGCTAGAGACGAAGATCGATACCGACACGGGCGAATTCAATATGGTAATGGCGACCGAGGGGGAAGCCTCCGACGGTCATATCATCGCGATTCGTGGTCTCGAGGTTCCAACCGAGCTCCCCCTGCAACTCGATCACGGGCGTGGGGCCGTGTCTAATCTCGGCGTCGTGTCTGATATGACGCAAGATACCGCCGATGGCGTTCCGATCATGCGGGGCCGAGGGCGAATCCGGCTCACCGGGGACGGCGAGGCTCTGGCCGCTCGGCGCGATCTGGTAGACGCGATCGCTCGAGGTGACCTCCGAGGGGTCTCGCTT